AGCAGTCAAAGAAAGAACTCTGGAACTCAATTCCACCATTTCAGAGGGATGCGCGATCGAAGGGGATTCCGCAACTTGGGGCTGGAGCGATTTATCCAGTGCCGGAAACAGATTTGTTAGTGGACCCATTCCAAATTCCTCCGCACTGGCCGCGTGGGTACGGGATGGATGTGGGGTGGAACTGCACGGCGGCAGTTTGGGGCGCGCTGGATCGGCAGAACGATGTTCTATACCTAACCAATGAACACCGCAGATCCCAGGCAGAACCCAGTGTCAACGTTGTCGGGATCAGGGCACCAGGTGACTGGATTCCTGGATTTATTGATCCAGCATCCCGCGGGCGAAGTCAAAGAGACGGCTCGCAACTTATCCATGACTATCGCCAACTTGGGCTGCAGCTCACTTTGGCGGACAATGGCGTCGAATCGGGGCTTTACTCGGTGTGGAATCGCATGTCCACCGGCCGCCTCAAAGTTTTTAGAAGCCTTCAGAACTGGTTGCAGGAGTTTCGGCTTTATCGGCGCGATGAGAAGGGCCACGTCGTGAAGGCCAACGATCACCTCATGGATGCGACGCGGTATCTGGAGAGTCGCACGATGCAGATGGTGCTGAAGCCACCGATGAAAAAGCCGCTGGAAACATCGCGATCCCGCACGACTTGGACGTAAATCCTTATGACTCCAATGATGCCAAACAACTATGCGCAGATGATGGGGCAGTACCAGTCTCAGCAGATGCCACAGAGTCAGCCCCCGATGCAACCTTGGGGCGGGCAGCCTCCGGTAGCGCAAAGACCTGGTGGATTCGGTGGCATGCCAGCTAGCGGAACGCCGGCTTATCCGCCAATGCAAGGCCCAATGCCCGTGTCTGGCCAGCCAGCATTTCCGGGCGGCCCGATGCCGGTGCAAGGGCCGATCGCGCAACCTGTAGGCCAGCAGCCACCAGTCAATGGCTTACCGCAACGTCCGCCGATGGCAGCGAACAACTTCGCTGGGATGATGAGGCAATAACATGGCAGAACTGACAACCAAAGGGCGCAACTCGCTGGCTAGTTCAGTATTCGCATTGCCGGGACGCCGCTTTCCGGTAAATGATCGCGCTCACGCCGCCAATGCGAAAGCACGCGCGACCCAAGGCGTTAAGGCCGGAACATTATCACCAGAGCAGGCAGCAATCGTTCGACGCAAGGCAAATGCCAAGCTTGGCAAAAAAGGAAAATAACCCATGACTCAGAGACTCAGGACTCAAGGAATTGTTACTCCCCTCGGAACCTTCGGGCAAGATGCGGCTGACTCCCTACTGGCTGGAGCGTTTGTCCCACTCACAGCAAGCGGAGCGGTTGACCCGCACACTCCTGCCCGGTATGTCATTACGAAATCGACGGCGGCCGCAGCGTTGACTCTGGCAGCTCCTACCGCGGGCACCGACGATGGAGTGCTATTGCAGTTTTTCTCGACGACAGCCGAGGCGCACACGATTACCACGCCCGCAGCCGGCGACATTCGTGATGGCAATACCAGCGATCACGATACTGTGATGACGTTCAATGCGCACATTGGCGCAAGTTGTATGCTCCAAGCTTACAACGGAGTTTGGTATGTGCGAGAAGAAATCGGATGTTCGCTGACTTCATAAGAGTCTGTAGCACCGCTGGGAGCCGAGTCAGGCAATGGCTGGATGGCAAGGCTCTCACTGCCCGCGACAATCACCGTCACCTCCAAAGATGACCATTAGGCGGAAACGCGGCGAGGCGGATGCAGAGAATCCAGCCACAATTTCTCCCACAAGCGGCTGCACTTAGGTGCAACAGCCGGACGCGGCACGGGGAGGGGCAGATTAAGCGTTATGGCCTTGCGTGCCGCATAAATTTCGGAGTCACTTATGACCCTGGGCGAATTAAAGAAGAGAGTTGACCGCCTTCTCAGCGGTGTTGATAGTGACAGCAATGAACCTGATACCTGCGAGGCGATCCGGGAAATCATGGTGTACTTGGTTTCGATGGGTCAGCCAGACGCATTCTGTGCAGTTGGGATTGACTTGGCCGGGGAGGAACCAACCGAGGAAGAACGCGCTCTGCTACAAGCCGAAATGGATAGCCGTGGCGGAATGTTTCAGATGAGGGTAATTCGCGCATATGATCCGATTCAAAAGAGAGTGATAAGTCGGCTCGATGCATGGCGTGGGGGAGGAGCGATGAGCCGGTTCTTTTCGGAGTCGATGAGCGATGGGAAACGGTAGCGGTTATTGTGGAGCGCGACGATGGCTGAAGGTGAACGTCCGGTGGATGAAAAGTTGAGTCACCGTAGCGTGAACTACGAAAGACCATCGACGCATGTCGGTGAGCGCTGCGGGAACTGCAAGCACTTCATCTCGCCGCACGGTTGCCAAGCCGTGGCCAGCCCGATTCAGGCGAATGCTTACTGCCAACGGTGGGAGGGCAAGTAGGTGCCATATACGAGGCGACAAGTTCGATATTTAGAGTCGAGCGGATCACCGCTAACTTCCGCGCAGAAGTCAAAAATGAATTCGGAGTTGCACGAGAATCCGGCCCTAGGCCATAAAAAGAAGGGATCAGCAGCGATGGCGAAAGCACCAGCGATGAAAATGGAGCACATGCGCATCACCCCCGCCGAGAATGGCGGAACCGTGATCGAACACCACTTCAAACCCACCATGAAAGGCACCGGAGCATTCATGGAGCACAAAGAGCCGGAGACGCACGTATTCGGCAAGGGCGAAGGCAAGAAAATGATGGCCCACCTGAAAGAGCACCTCGGCATCGGCGCAGCTCCTTCTCCAAAGAATCCAGAAGGCGAGATGCACGCCGCCCCGCACGAACCGCCTGCGGCCGAAGTGGAAGAGGACAGTGAGGGCGTTTAATGCCATCCGTGCTCGAACGCTCCAAGGTAAACCGCGAACTTCAGCGCCTCGGCTTCGGCTCGCTGAAAGATCCAAGTTTGCCCTTGCAGTTTGCGGTGTGCGTGCGGGACCATGCTCACTTTCGCGGCATCCTCATGCACATCCCCGAAGGAATGGACCGCAAGAAGTGGTATGAAGCTCTGGCTCCGAATCTTCGGTTTAAAGCGAAGCCACTTGCGGATTACGAAGCGGAATCCAAACGCCTGGCTGAACAGAACCAACTCCCGACCTACGATCCGGCAACGCTCGAAGCGAAGGAATTCAAGCCGCAAGAGTTCTCTACGATCACTAAGTGTCGCGTCTGCGAGATTGCTGGGTCGAAATACTGCTTGGAGCATGGGCCGAAAGAAAGCACGTCAGCAGCGCCGGAGAAAAAGCCTATCAGCAAGCTCACCGCAGTAGCCGAGGAAGCTATCAACCGCGATCTCCGCGAAGGCCAAGCTCGAGTAAAGAATACCTTAATCTGCCACAAATGCACCAGGCAGCAGGAATTCCGCATGAAGCACCGCAGTTCGCTGTTCAAGATTGTGGCGGAGGCTGGATGGTTTATCGACAACCTCAAAGCCTACTGCCCTGAGTGCAAACCCCCAATCAACTAAGTCATGCCCAAGACTCCCACGCCAAAAGAAATCCGAGATATGTACTCGGACTATATGAATGAATGGGCCGACGTTCGAGAAGAAGCGAGCATAGACGTTCGCTATGTGGCCGGAGACCCTTGGGACAAGCAAGATCGCCTCAAACGCGAAGAGGCTGGACGCCCGTGCATCTCGCTCGACGAGCTCAATCAATACCTGAATCAATACAACAATACCCTGCGCCAGAACAAGCGAGCGATCCAGGTTATCCCGAAAGGCAGCGGGGCGAAGGATGAGGATGCAACTCGACGCGAGAACATTATCCGCGGAATTGAGAATGAATCGAACGCGCAGGAAGCCTATATCACGATGGCAGAGAATGCTGCGGCACGAAGCTACGGCTATCTGCTCTTAGGCACGGCCTATCGAGACGATGCGAAAGACGGCGACGACGCCGATGAGCGCATGTTTGAGCAGAAAATCACGATCCAGCGCGTGGCCAACCCCGACATGATTCTCCTGAATCCGGGATTCGAGAAAGCCGACGCCTCAGATGTAGAAGACGGCTTCGTGTTGAAGCGCATCAAGCGTAGCGAATTTGCGCGCAAGTATCCGGGCGCTGACAAGCAGAGTTTCACTGCGGATGATATGAAGCAGGCGAAAGACTGGATCAGCGAAAAAGATTTACAAATCGCGGAATTCTGGAAGATTCACAAGACGCCGAAGAAGTTGCTGCTGGTGCGAACGATGCAAGACGGGAATGAACTACTTCTCCCGGTATGGGCCGACGATCTCGAAGGTCGCAAACCCACAAAAGCAGAAGTAGCGCGCGAGCGGATGGTTGATATCAAAGATGTAATCGAGTACGTGACCAACGGACTTGAGATTCTGGATGAGATTCCTTGGGCCGGATCGCGTATTCCGATTATTTCCTGCTTTGGGAAAGAGCTTTGGGTCGACGAAGGCAGTGGCGGGAAACGCCGACTGCTGTCGATGATTCGTTTGGCGCGTGACCCGCAAATGCTATTCGCTTACATGTGTACGCAGGAAGCGGAAGAAGCGAAGATGACGCCGAAATCGCCGTTCATGGGCGCTAAGGGACAGTTTGAGTCGGCGCGGCAGTCATGGGAATTGATTCTGGAGCAGCCATTCGCATTTATCGAATACGATACGGTGCTCGACTCTGGCGGAGAAGCGGCCGGCCCTCCCGCACGTTTACCGTGGACTCCGAACTTTGAAGCTTACGAAGTCGCCAAGGATTCAATCCGGCGCTCAATTCAAGCTGCAATGGGCATCAGTCCGCTCCCCACGGCGGCGCAGCGCGACAGCGAGAAGTCTGGAATTGCGCTGGAGCGTATCTCGACACAGGAATCGATTGGCAGTTTTCACTTCACCGATAACTTCGACCGCGCATTACAGAATCTCGGCTGGCAAGTGAATGAACTGATCACGCCGATCTATGATACCCAACGCGAAGTCCCGATTATGAAGGCGGACGGCAAAGCCGCAACTCTGCAATTGGTAGGGAACTCCTCGCACCCCTTGGACGATGATGGATCTTATGAAGTGCAGGGACTTCCGCAGAACGACGACGGCTCACCTATCGAGCATTTGCATACCGGCAAAGGGGATTTCGATGTAACGATTTCCACCGGGCCGAGCTATCAGTCGCAGCGCGAACAAGCGTCAGACTTCGTCGACCACCTGATTGAGAATTGGCAGCAGTTGGCGATTCCGCCAGCGATCGCAATCAAGATTCTGGCGCTGGGCGTGAAACTGAAAGATGTTGGGCCGATTGGTGAAGCGATTCAGGAATTGCTTGACCCGCCCACGGATATGTCGCAATGGCCTCCTGCAGCGCAAGCGGCTATGTCTCAACTCCAAGGTCAGTTACAGCAGTTGCAGACCGAGAACGCGGCACTGCACCAGGATCGTGCGGCGAGAGTGCTGGAGCAGCAGACAAAGATTCAGATTGAGCAGATGAAGCAAGAGGGAGCGGGCGCGGCCGACGCCGCAGATCATACAAACCAGCAGGCAATTGCACAACTAGCAAACAATGTCAAAGTGCTGATCGCCGAGATCACCGCTAAGGCCCAAGACCAGAATCAGCGCATGCAGATGTATGAGACGTTCTGGAAAGAGAACCACAATGCAGCGCATGATGTTGGAATTCAGGCCGTAGACCACGCGCACGAGCACTCAATCGCTGACAAGCAAGCGCAGATCGCCGCCAGCCAGCAAGCAGCGCAGGCCGCTACGGCCTCTCAATCTCAGGCTTCCGATCAGGCGCATCAGTCGGCAATGGCGCAACAGGCGCAACAAGGCGAGTCCGATCAACCGCAGTAGTGATATCTACAACAACTGCAATGATGATTATCGCTAATATCCACATGCCCACAAGTTTAGAAGTCTCGGACCCAATCCGTCAAATGGGAAACGCTTCACGAAAGGCTAAATGACACCAGTAGACGCCGTGAACCTGACCGACTCGGCCTCGGCAGACTTTGAATTCCCCAGCCCCGGAACACCGGGTTACGACGAATTCCGCAAGACTGGGAAACTGCCGTCAACCGTGGAGGACTCGGCCCCTCCCAAAGAGATTAAGCACGAAGCTGTCGCGGAAGTTGAAGAAGAAGCGACAGAAGAAGAGATTGAGTCGTCAGAAGAGGAAGATTCGGCACCTTCCGCAGCCGTCACTCACGCGGACTCGGCCCCCGCCCCACGCAGGAAGGCAAACGGAGAGCAACGCAAGAACCAACTCCAAGAGGAAATCAGAGAAGCGGCTCGGGTACTGAAAGAAATTCGGGAAGAAACCGAGAAGTTGCGTAAGCCGGCCTCGCAAGCGGCAGCGGCAGAGCCCGAGAAGAAAGTTGAGCCGAAAACTGAGTCGGAGCCAGAACCGGACCTTGGCGGCATCAATGTCAAGACTGGGAAACCCTTCGCCACAATCGCCGAATTTCAAAAAGAGCATACGGCATGGTTGCGGGCACAAATCTCTGCGGAGACTGAAGGGCGATTCAAGACGGTCGAAGCGCGCACCAAAGCAGAAGCGGAAGAGAAGTTTCTCAATGAAGGACTTCAACAGAAGTTCGCTCCCGGAGTCGAAAAGTATTCCGACTTCAAGGAAGTCGTGGGAAATCCTGCTCTGTTTCTGCCGCGCGGTTCTGCCGCCGATATCTTCATCAGGAATTCAGACAATGCTGCGGAGATGGCCTACCATCTCGGCAAGCATCCAGAGATTCTGGCGAAGTTCTATCGCGATCCATCGGGCAATAAGGGCATGACTGGCGTGTGGGAAAACGCCATACCCCCAAGCTTGCAGATGATCGAACTGGCGAGACTCGAACTCCAGATCACCTCTCAGAACACTCCAAAACCTCCTGCACGGACAATTACCCAGGCTCCTCGTCCTCCGCATCGAGTCAGTGGCCAAGCGCCGACTGCCGATCCGCTGGCGAAAGCCGTAGAAGAAGGCGACCAAGCAGCGTATGTGCGGCTGGAAAATGAAAAACAGCTTGCACGGATGCGCGAAAGGAATGGCCGCCGCAAAGGATAATCCGTGGCTAACCTATTTCTCAACACGAGTTGGATCAGTATGGACGTGTTGCGGAACCTCACGAACTCGCTGACGGTTTCCGAATACTTCAATACTGAATGGGAAGGCGACTTCAACAAAGAGTTCGCAGTCGGAGCTCAGGTTCAAGTCAAATTTCCGCAGCAGTTCACCATCCGAGATGGCCTCGGATATGACCCGCAAGGCATTGACCGAATTTCGACCACGGTCAACCTTGATCAGCCCTTTGGAATTGATTTCCAGTGGGATGATTACGAAAATGCGGTGAAGGCAGAGCGGACGGAAGAAGAAATCCGCGAGCAGTATCTCATGCCGGCGGCTGTGCAGTTGGCGCAGGAAGTTGATTCCCGCGCGGCGAACTGGGCAACGATCTACGCGAATAACGTAGTCGGAGCCTTGGGGACCGATCCGACCAGCCTGACGACTTATGATCTGGCGCGGTCGCGTTTGCTCCAGAAGGCAGCCCCTCCGGGGAAACGCTGTATGTTGGTGTCCTCGTCTCAGATGGTTTCGATCAACTCTGCAATCACTACTCTCTTGCAGCCGGTTGATGAAATCACTGAGGCATTCAAGGAAGGCGTCATTGGTCGCGCAAAGAACTTCGACTGGTTTGAAGAACAGTCGCTGTACTCTCTCACGGCTGGCACTTGGGCAACTCCTGCGGATATTGTCGTCAATGGCGGGGGGCAGACTGGAACTTCGCTGGCAATTGTTGACAATACCGGAGACACGTTCAATCTTGGCGATAAGTTCTCCATCGCCAATGTGAACGCAGTCAACCCTCGTACTCGGCGCTCCGCTGGACCGCTGACGGCACAGCAATTCACCATCACGCAAGCCCTGACTGGAACCGGAAACGGAACCACGACCGGTGACACTCTGCAAATCCTGCCTGCCATCTACGGGCCTGGTTCGCAGTACCAGAACGTTGACGCTTTGCCTGTTAATGGGGCATTGCTGACGCTCTGGCCTGGAACCACTTCCCCGAATGGCAAGACAGGAACGATTGGACTGGCTCTGACCAAGTACGCCTTCGCTCTCTCTGGCGCGAAACTCTACAGCCCGAAAGCTGTGGAAGTTTGCTCACAGAAGCGCGATCCGCGTACCGGCCTCGCTGTCCGATTCGTCAAAGCCTGGGACCCTGTGCGAAGCATGGAAATTCACCGCTTCGATATGGTGATCGGATTCGGCAACCTCTACACGGACAATGGTTGTGTAGTGGTCGCAGGTCAGTAAGGACAAACGACCATGAAAACTCTCAAAACCTCGCTGATTCTCTCGGTCCTGCTCTTGGCGGCTTCGATGTCGTTCGGGCAGACTATCCTCACTCACACCACGCTGGCGGCTGCGGTGACGACCAGCTCGACCACGAGCATCTCGCTCACGTCGGTCACCGGACTCACGGCTACGAGTTCCATGATCTTCGTAGCCGATGGGTTGGGGGAAGCCATGTTCGTGAACTCGGTCAATACGACCGCGAACACGATTGGCGTAACCCGCGGTTATCAGTCATTGGGAAAAGCGCGTCCACACCTGTCTGGTGCGTTGGTGTTCGTGATTCCAGCCAACAGCCAGATCGGGTATCCCAATGCGCTGAATACCGTGGCGCCGACAGGAAGCTGTACTCGGTCGAATGTCGCATACCTTCCGGTAATTTCGGTGGGTTTGGGTGGGGCTCCGACGCTGATCTCCGACTGCTTAGGCGGAGTCTGGGTCAACGGCAATATTCCGGCTCAGGGAATGTCGCCGACCATCGTAAACTCGCCTCCGGTGGGTGGTTCAGTGCTGACCGGCATTGGCACCTCGACGGCTACCACGAACACCAGCATGTATTGCACTGAGTTCGACCTTCCTGCGACTCGGTTGGTTACCGGTCTTGGCTGGTTGAATGGAACAGCCACAGCAAACGGCCACCGCAACGCGATTCTTTACGATGCGTCGGGCATTTTGCTGGCCAATACGGGAAGCACGACGACCACGGGAACCGCAAGCCAGTTTCAGCGGATTGCCCTCACCACGTCGTTTGTTGCAGTGGGTCCGGCACTGTACTTTGTGTGCTCTCAGGCGCAAAGCAGTACGGACACGCTCAACTTAGTGGTTACTGCGGACGGAAACGCTGGAGTGCTGACCCAGATTTATACGGGGCAGACTTACGCGACCATCCCCGCAACCATTACGGCACCCACGGCTTACACGACCACGCAGGGACCGTATTTCGAGATGTACTAGCTCAACATCCGGGCCAGTTTCGGCTGGCCCGGAACTTTTTCACAGAGGAAATCATGGCGAATGAATTTTTTGTCAATCGAGTTCCGGCCTCCATCTCAGGGCCGGAAAACATCCACTTTCTGACCAACCTGAAGCGCACACTATCGATCGCGGAAGCGAAGCGGTTGCGCGACACGCTTACCGAATTGCTGGGGGATGCACCGAAACCAGTAGTACCGTCTGCCGCAGATCTGGATGCTGTGGCTGCGGAAGAGAAGTCCAAGGAATCCACTGCTCCGAAGAAGGCGGCATCATGGGGCAAACCCGCGAAGTCGTAATCAATTTCAACCCGCACATCACCGTAATCATTGAGGATAACAAAATGCCGCAGACAGTTCAGATCAGCGTAACTCTCACCATCAACCCTCCCGCCCCTCCACCTCTGGTAGCAAGCCCCTCGAGTGTGACCTTGCCCGCTGAGACTGTGGGGATGGCAGTTTCGGCTGTCCCAGTCGCGCAGATTACCGGTGGCACTGGCCCGTATCTGGCCCCTGTGATTGATCCGGCCAGCCCTTCGGCGCTGCCGCCGGGATTGACCGCTGCAATCGACGGCAGTGGAAACGTCACCATTTCCGGTACGCCCAGCGTGGCCGGCACCGGAACCTTCGTTCTCGACGTGACCGACAGCGGGGCGTAATGCCGCCTAGGGTGTTTCGTGAGTTCAGTTCCAAGGGTCCGCGCGAACGCTGGCCCTTGGAGATGGACCTTGGGGGAGTCGAAAGAAATACCGCAATCCGATCACAACAGTTAGGAGAAACAATGTCACAGGTTAGCAACTCATTCGTCAGTGGGAAGATGGTGGACATCAATAATCCGCCGCGCGTGCCTTTTGACCCGCGAAAGAATCAGTTCCCGCGTATGCTCTACCACCCAACAGCCAAAGATAAGAATTGGCTGGCCGAATATAACCGCATCGTGCTCTACAACAAGCTCCACCCCGAGAAGATGGAACTTCTCCCGACAGTCCCCTATCTGACCATCATCGTGAAGAACGAGGAAGAGATGGCCGCGAAGATGAAAGAGGGATACCTCAAAAATCCGATCTCAGTCTACGGCGAAGACGAAGTGCTTCCCGATGCCGAGGCGGAACTCTGTTCGCGCGGCTGCGGGAAGAGTCCTCACCGCGGGTCATGCACGGGGGGAGCGAAACTCTAGGTGCCGATCACTCCACCGCTATCGGAAGCTCCGATCCAGTACACCATCGGGGATTTGTGCGCCGATGCTCTAATCGAAACCGGAGCATACTCACCGGGGGAATCGAACAGCGACCCGAACGTGCTTCAATGGGCGTTCAGGAAAGCAAACGAATTGATGGACGTATGGCAGGCGATGCGGAATCGCGTGTACTCGTATCAGTTCACGCTGTTCACGTTCCCTGCTGGAGTGAATCCGGTATTGATGGGGCCAAGTCCGGTAGCGAATTGGTCGGTTCCGCAGCGTCCTGTGCGACTCGAAAGTGCGGCGCTGATTCTAAATGCGGGTTTCCCGGTCGATCTGCCGATCAATATTCGGGATAAAGACTGGTGGGCGCGCAACCAAGTCAAGAGCATTCAAACGAATGTGCCTACCGACGTTTACCCGGATTACACCTGGCCGGATGCCTCACTGTATTTCTGGCCCGTCATCAATGAGGGCGATCAGGTCAGATTGCAAACATGGACCACGGTCCCGCAGTTCGATTCCATTACCGATCCGATCGGGGGACCTGGGGGAATTGGAACGCTTCCCCCAGCCTATCGCACCGCAATCAAACTAACGCTGGCGGAGACGTTGTGTCCCGGCTTGCAAGTGGCAGTCCCGCCGATGTTAGAGAAGGCGGCGCTTGTGGCGAGGGCGGCAATGGTAGGTCCAAACGCACCGGCGCCTAGGATTTCGTTGCAGGATTCTGGGATGCCGCGAAGTGGCCGCAAGAAAGCGGACTTCAATTGGGCAACCGGCGGGGCTGTTGGGGGAAGGGCTGAGTGATTAAGAATATCGCGGGAGTCAACCGAGAACTCCCGCGTATGCTAGATTTTCGCGATTACGGTCTTGGAGTAACCGCACTGACCGCAGGTGGTGACGAAGGCTTGGTCTTTGCCAAGTTCGGCTTCGGTGAAAGTGATTGTGCCGAGCTCATTCACAGTGAATTTCCCGGCCTTGATCGCGATGACTCGCCGCTCCATGATCTTGACGGCCGATTGGTGAATCTTGATTTGCTGCTTCTGCCGCTCAATCTGCGCCATGAGTTCCTGCACGGTGGCGACGACGCGCTTCTGCATCTTTTCGTTGTTTGCTTTATTGGCTTCGATGATCAGAGCCCGACCGAGTTTCGAGTTCCCGGCAAGCACCAATCCTGTTTCCTGTTTCATTGTGGAAGTACCTCCGCGCGAAAGTATACAGCACATGCCTGATACACCGCAACCCGAAAACATGCAACGCGAGTGGGACCCAAAGGCAAAGCAAGTCGTGCTTGTGTCAGCGCCGCCGAATGACGGGCCAGACATACTCACTCTCACCGTGCGCTTGCACGATCCGCGCGAACGTCAGAATGCAAAGAAAAGCGCATGGTGGAGCACGGTAAAGATTCCGCGGACTGATCTGGCATTGCCGTCAGTAGACTTCGCAACCAAGCATCTAGTGCCGATTCTGGCGGACTTGCAAGGAAAGAAGTAGATGCCGACAAAGTGGCGATTCTGCGGAGGGGCGTATACGATTCAATCCCCGATTGCCGGCTGCGAGGAAATTTTCAACCTATACCCGGAACAACCCGAGAGCGAAGCCTCTACTACTCCAATGACTCTTATGCAC